TCGTCAGCTTGTCGGCCATCGCTCCGAAATTCATGCCGTAGCTCGGCACGTCGGGCATTCCGATCTCGATGGCCGCGGAGGGAAGCGACAAGGCGCCAGACGTGAAGACGTGGTTGTACGGTCCGGATGCGGAGCCGCCGGCAAGTGTCGCGCCGGAAGCGGTGGCGTTCGAGTCCGGTGCGGTCGATGCATCCAGCATCACCGAGTTGCCGCCGATCCCGATCGTGTCGGACGTGACGATGATCGCGTTGCCGGCGAGATTGAGCGAATAGGTCTGTGCGGCGAGCGCGGCAGTGGCGCTCTTGTTCAGGCCGATCACCGCGTTCGTCAGCGTTTCGAGGAGCGTCGCACCGATCAGGCTTTCGTCGCCGGAGGGGGCGCTAGAAACGAACGTCCAATCCGCGCCGCCGATCGAGATCGTGCTGTTGTTCGCCGGCTGGGCGTCGAAGGTGAAGCTGCCGCTGGCAGCGGTGCCTTGCGTTGTTGCCGGCGCGCCGAACAGCAATTTCAGCCAATAGCCGAAATTCCGCAGATCAAGCGGGACCACCACGTCGCCATCGTTATTGATCACGTCGCGTGCGGGCTGCTGCGGATCGCGACCGTAGCCGAGGAGGTCGCTCTCGATCAGGTTCTGCTGTTCGCCGAGTGCGGCCGAGACGAACGGGACACGCTTGAAGCCCGAACCGGGCGGCGTGCCATAAGCGGATTCGAACGCCAAAGCCATGACGGCGTTAGCGCCGCGAGCGCGGGCCATGAGAGCCTCCGTGTTTGAATTTTCAGATGAGCGGGTTGGCGGTGGCGTAGCCGGCGATGATCGCCGCATCGGCCCACCGGCCGGACATCGCGCCCGCCGTCTCGAGGTCGTCGGACGTTGGCGCTTCCGTTTCGATGAAGTCGCACAAGCCGCCGAGCGTCCGGTCGGCCATCGCGGCCGTGCCGATCGCGGACAGCATCTGATCGATCGCCTGCTCGCGCGTCAGCGAGGCGGACGCGAAGGCGGCGAGTTCGATCGGAACGCGATGCTCATAAACGTAAGTCAGCGGTGAAAGCAGAACCTCGGGCTCGCCCGGATCGCCATCGTGGATGATCACCAGCCCGCCCGGCGGAATGCGTTCGGGCTTGTCGAGATTGCGCTTGACCTCTGCGTTCGGCAGCGCGCCGGCGATCAAGGTCTTGATCGCGTCGAGCACATCTTCGCGCCGGCTTGGCATGACCTATCTCCAATGCTGCGCAATCAGACCGTCCACACGGTCCGCCCAGCGGTTTCCCGCGCCCTCGACATCGAAGCGCTTGCCCGGCCGCACCATCGGGACGAGAACGAAAATCACGAGAAAGCGCCTGCCGCCGGTCAGCGGCGTCCGGACCGGCTTGAAGGATTTTCGCCGGCGCCAGCGCGCCGGTTGGCGCACGTAAGTCGCATCGGTCACGAGCAGCGCGTGGCTGCCGCGTGGCACGAATCGGAGCTGGACGCCCGTTTCCGTCTCCCAGATCGCCGGCGTGAGCCGCTTGTTCTTGACGGTCGTGTGGCTTACGCCGGCGTCCTTCGTGGGCACCGCGAGAAACCGCCTGTTACGCGCGATGATCGGTACGCCGCGCTCGAACGCGTCCACTATGTCGGGAGCGCGCGTCCACACATAGGCCGCCGAATTGATGCTCGGCTGGCTTTCGGGAAACCGCTTGCCCCGCCACGTCTTCGCGAGGCGCGCGCCCATGCCGGCCGAGACCACCTGCTCGCGCAGCTCGTCCTTGAGGCCGGCCTGCACATCGTTCATGGCCGCCGAGACGGCCTGTTCGGTATCGTCGTAAGCGCGTTTGAGCACACCACGCGGATCATCCGCCGTGAAGCTGAACCGCATGGTCAAGCACGCGCCGATGCTTCGCAGGTCCAGACGAGGCCAAGGCTGTCGCGCACCGGAGTGCCGATAATGTCAAAAAGCTCGCCATCGATCTCGACGCTATCGCCCGGCACTGGCGAGGCGACCTCGCCAACACGCACGTCGATCAGCACGGCGGCCATCACCGCGCGGCTTGCGCCGAACCCGACCACCTCGTCGGGCGACTTGCGGATGATCCGGACGGCTTGACCGCTGCCCAGACCGCCCGCGCGCCAGAGCGCGTCCTCGGCGATATTCTCGTCCCGAAAGATCGCGTCAATCGCCGCGGCGAAAGCCGCTTGCACGATTACGCCTCGTTCGCCCGTGCGACGCCGTTGAGCCGAACGCGGCCGGTCGTCGAACCGGCGGCATTATCGACGGCGGCAATCGCGGCCCCGATCAGCAGGTTGCCGGTCGCGACCGTCGTGCAGCGCTTGTTGGTGTCATCCCAATAGACGAGCGCCCCGACGGTCCAGGCTTGCGAGCCGGCCTTGGTCAAATCGAACACGCCGCTCGTCTTGAGCGCCACGTCGGCACCGCTCAACGCATCTCCGGTGCACACGCCGAAGATCTGACCGACCTTGGCGCCTTGGCCGGAGCTTCGGTCGTAAGGCGCGGGAACGGTGATGGTGTCGCCGGCCTGAACGAAATTCTTCATTGTCTTGTCTCCTCAAAAGAAGAGGGCCGCCGAAGCGGCCCGGATGGCTGAGTGGATCGCGCCGGCTCTAGACGCCGGCGTTGTAGAAGAGCCCGCGGAAATCGAGCGCCTTGGCCGCGAAGTCGTGCCGGATTTTGATCTCCACGCCATCGACCTCGAAGCCCGCGCGCTGGTCGAGGAACGGCTCGGTCTGGCCTTCGAGGTGTGCGAACTCGACGGTATCGACGAGATTCGGATCGGCCGCGAGATACCAAGGCTGTGGCCCGCCGGTCTTGAACAGCCGCGGCTCCTCGATGACTTGCAAGGCGCCGGTGAACGGGTTCACGTCGGCGCTCTTGGCGGGCGTCGTTGCGGCAATCATCTTGCGCGCTTCGATCGCGCGCTGGCCGGGCGGGACAAGCGCGAAGCGCGGCCGGGCATCGATATATTCCTTGTCCGCGCCGGTCGCGTCGCCTAGGTCCTTCTGCTGGGTCATCTTCTCCCAGGCTTCGGACCAAGACGTTTCGCTGATCACGCCCGCGGTGCCGACGTTTCCGTGGTTGGCATGGAAGAGGGCCGTTCCATCGGCGAGGTTCGCATTGGCGAGCAGCACGTTGTAGACGATGGCCGATTCGAGATCGGCCGCACGCTGGCCGGCGGTGCCGAGCGCCCGATCGAAGGCGCGCAGGTCGTCGTTGATGATCGCCTGCCGGGTGAGCGCGACGATTCGGCCGTAAGTCGCGAGCTGATAAGACTCGCGGCCTTCCGCAATCGAGCCGTAGCTGAACTCGGCGCCTTCCATCACAGGCTTGAGCGCCGGGAAGTTGCCGACCTGCGTCGGATACATCGGCTTGAAGTCCGTCGCGGTCACGCCGCGCGCCCACATCGTGAAGGTGCGGGGCGTGCCGGCATAGGCTTGGCGCAACCGCTTGCCCGCGACGGCCGCAAGGATCAGGGGGAAGTCGGAGGTCGATTGCAGGCCGGAGCTGCGCGTTGCCGTATAGGCGATCTCGTTCGGCGTCATGCCGCGCGTGCGCGTGCCGGCAGTCTCAAGGCAATCCCGAGCCACGTCGATCAGCCGCATGCCGCGATATTCGCGGGCGCGGTCGGTGATCGGGAACGCCTGCGGTTGCGCGCGATGGAGGATCGCTTCCGCGAGCGCTTCCCGGCGCGTGACGGTGGCGTCGAGGCCACCGGCCGGCATCGAGACTTGCGAATGGCCGACCCCGCGGGCGTCGCGCTCGGCGAGTTTGTCGAGGATGACTTTCCGTGCATCCGCGACCGATACGTTGCGCTTGATCAGATCGTCGGCGAGCGAGCGTTCGAGCTTGAACCGATCGACCAGACCGGCGATGGTGGTGATGCGCTCCTGCTCCTGCGCCCGCACTTGATCGGCCATTGCCGGATCGACAGCGCTGACATTATCGCCACGCGTCTCGGGCACGCTGCCGTTCTGATTTGCGTTTTGGACTTCCGCGCCGTCCGTCGTCTCGGCGCGCGCGTTTTCGTCGGCCATGTCGGCCTCCTTTGTTGCGGCCGTTGCGGCGGCCTTCGGCGCATCGGCCCGGATCACGATGCAAGGATTGACCGCTTCCGCGGAGCGGAAGCCGGCGCCGGGATCGGCCCCGAGCGGGACCGCAGAAATTTCGAGGGGTTCCCAATCGACCGCGCGATAGAGGTCAGGCCCGTTGTCGCTTTCGGTGATCTCGTATTTATGGACGCGATAGCCGACCGAGACCGCCTTGATGTGGCCGGCGCGGATGTCGCTGACGATGCCGGCGGCATCCTCGCGCTCGGTCAAACGGATCGCCGCGACCGCGCGGCCTTTCTCGATCGCAACGCTGCCCGGAACGACCGAGCCGAGTACCGAAGCGACGGAAGCCTTATGATCGGCCAGGAATGGCCCGCCGGCATTCAGCCGCTCCAGGCGCACCGCGCCGGGATCGAGCGACAGCTCCTCGTCGTAAGTGTCGAAGAAGCCGTAGCGGCGCACCCGCGCGCCCGTGGACCAGATCACCTCGACCGTTCGCGCCTCTTCATTGAAGGACGCAGGCAATAGCTCTGCCGCCCGCGTGAGCAGCGGCAGATTGAGTTCGCTTTTCATGTGCTTCAGGCCTTTGCGGGCTGCGCCGCGGTCTCGGGCTGATAGAGCCCCTGCTGCGTCACCTTGCGTGGATCGCTGTCGAGCACGATGCCGAGCGCATCGACCGCATCGTTGGTCGCTTTCGTTTCCGCGAGGATATCGTCGAGATTTTCGCCCTGGCGGGCAACGACGCGGCGCAACGAGGTCGCGCCCATGCGCACCATCATGAGGTCGGCGCGCGCGTCATCCAGCGGATTGAGATATTCGAATTTCGGCGGCTCCCATTCGACTCCTGCGGTCGCGACCGGGATCAACCCGGCCGCGTATGCCGCCGCGATGAACCAGTCCCAGATCGGCTGGCAGAAGATCGGGATCACGATCTGCCATTGGACCGCG